GGGGGTGTTGTTATATTAAAAAAAAAAAAAAAAAAAAAAAAATAAAGTACTCCCCCCCCCCCCACTCACCCCCCCCTTTTTTGTAGCAAGGAGAGTAGGAAGATCATGTTCCTCGGGAAAAGAGAAAGACAAAAACAGAAAGATAGGTGGCAAAGAGGGTGGACTAAAGCGAATCTCCAGTTTAGGTTAATCATTAACCTAGACTGGAAGCTCAGCCCTAGTTTAGGTTAATCGTTAACCTAAACTAAAAGAGAAAAAGGAAAAAGATTTGTGTTAGCTTGAGTGTTATTTTGGGTGACGCGCCATTCAGGAAAGGTGGGTGTCGAGCCGGGTGTTGGGTTGGGTTTTTTAGGTTAGCCTGGATGGAGTGCAGGAGAGACAGACAGACAGAATGAGGAAAAAAAACAGACAAAAGAAAACTCCCTCTCTTTCGAGAGGGAGTCTCTTGTTGCTCTGTCTATTCCAATTCTTCCAAAAAGCTGTCGCGCAGGTGCTTTGCCGCGCTTCGTTTGAAGATTAGATACGTGCTGTTCTCGAAATCAGGATGCCGGTGGAATTCCCACCACATCCAATCTCTCTCTTTGGAAACCATGCTTCCCATGTGCAGTTCGTATGCACTCGGCCATTTTTCCGTGCCATGCCGTGCATTCAGAATCGTCTCAAAGTCGGCGATGTTGTTTTCCAGTTCGTATATCTTTGCATGTCTTTCTTCGTTCGTCATATGTTTTTCTTTCTTTCTTCTCTTGCTCTGTGCTCTCAAATTGTATGAGAGAACAGAAAGGAGAAGAAAGCCTCCCCTTTGCAGGGGAGGCTCCTTGTTATATCAAACCAAGCTCGTCTTCCAACAACGAACGCTTTGTTGCAAGCGCGGCGAATTGGAAGATCAAGTCGATCCCTGCATCCCGTTTGGGATGCTGCATAAAGCGCAAGTAAATGTCCTCGCGCTCAATGCTGTTCGGACAAAGACAATCAAGCTCAAATGGCGTCGGCCAGTTGAAACGGCCAAACATTTCATTCAGCTCGTTGCATTTTCGCATGATGTCGCGAGTGAGATTGTGAATCTCTTGTCGTTTATCTTCGTCTGTCATTGTTTCCTTTCTGTTTTGTTTCGCTATTTCCAACACCACGTTGGCGATAGCGTACAAAAAAGAAAGATGAGAGAGGGAGGGGAGTTTCCTCCCCTCCCCCCCTGTTATCCTCTAAAACGTCCCCAAACGAGAACGGTCAAGAGGAGCAGCGGAACGATTAGAACGAAGATCACAAGTCGATATCGTCGGAAGCCGCTTCCCGAATATACGGTAGAATCTGCTCTTTCTTCAAGAGCTGGAACAGTGCTGAAGCGTTGAGAATGGGCATAATGCCAGAAGCCCAACGTTTCTTATCCTCTGGTGTCAGAATGCCCTCACGAGCAGCCATGACAACAGGGAGTTGCAATGCCTTCGTTTCAAAGGCAACAACGATCTTCGAATGAAGCTCTTGCGAGCCTTTCGTGATCTTGCTGACGTCCAGCGGTTTGAACAATTCCCGAAGGAACGCAAGCCGCTCGCTCTTTGTAACGATTGGAATTTCGATTGTCTTTTCGTTATCGTTGTTCATGCTATCTTCTTTCTAAATGCTTTCTTGTTAAAGAAAAGCGGGAAAGCGTATCCCGCTTTCCGAAAGGGGCGAAAGCCATCCCTTTCAACATTATACGGTTCTGTCCGGAATAAGATTTCTGGCTTGTGTTTTGGTGGCAAAAAATTTTCTGCATTTGCAAAATGAAGTCAATTTGCCATTCAAAATTTCAATTTGCCATGCCGGGGGTTGGTTTATAGAATAGGCCAACTTCCCGGCGCAAACAAAAAACAAAATTTTTAGGGAACAAAAAGAAAGTGCGACCTAGATTTGGGAAACAAAGCTTGAGGAAAAGAAAGCTAAAGCTTGAGAATTTTAATCTACTTTCTCTTTTTTCTCTTTTGTGCTTGAAAAGGAAAAGGAAAAAAGCTAAAGCAAAGGCATGAGAGCAGAGATGGAGAAAAAGACAAGCAATAAAAGTGAGAGCGAAAAAATAATCAAGATTTTTTTCAAACAACTAAAAACTGATTCTTCTTCTCTAATTTTAGAACAGCTTTATGAAAAGCTGGGAAAAGCTTTGAACTTCAAATGTCAGTAAACCGGGTTTCACCAGAAGAAGCACAAAGAACTTTGGATCTTCTTCAACTTTCTTCGACAAAAAAGACTTTCCGTCCGCCTTCAACCCGCGAAGCTGACGCTGCTTTAGCGATTTTGTTGAAAGAGAATGAATTGACTCTAGCCCTTCAAGCTTTTGCAAATGGGTCGGATGACTTAGCTGATGTGACAGAAGAAACGTTGCTTTTGGTTAGAAGTTTGAGTCTTCAACCTTATCATCGAAAACTTTTGCAAGAGCTTTTCCAACTCGCGGTTTGGGAACAAAAAGTTGGACTTCTTTCTCTTCTTGGTTTAACTCCAGCCCAAATCGCAAATGTTAAGCAGCTGCCGCTGGTTAAAGTAGTCCGTGCTAGAGAAAACGGAGTCATTGGTCAGCTGCTTTCTACTTTAGCTGAACCTCCTTCAACTACAGAAGTAAACGAAGTTCTTGATCACGAGGTCTTAGAAACAATTGCTTTTCTTGTGCAGATCAGAGACAACGTCAATCTTCCAATCGCAACTCGACTTCAAGCGGCGGAAAAAATCTTGCTACACGGCATCGGCACTCCGGTTCCAGCGTCACAAAAAGGAAACAAAATTCGCGGAAGTGGAAACAAGTCGCCAGAACAAATGAGACGCCAACTCGCAGCTTTGCAAGAACAAATGGATAACACCATTGCAAAGCAGCCAAAACTCTAAAATGTCAAACTTCACAAGAAAGTCAGACCTTCTGCTTGAAATTGACGAAGCAAATTTGCTTCGCGAGCAGATTGGTGTTTTGCAAAAAAAGCTCGAACTTGTAAAACAATCTGGCATTTCTTTTTATAAACCCTATTCAAAACAAGAAGCTTTTCATAGACACGGAACAAAGACAAACAGGGCGTTTTTTGCCGGAAACCGAGCAGGCAAAAGCGAATGCGGAGTGGCAGAGTTGGTTTCTTTTTGCTTAGGTTATCGTCCGTTTTTTGCAGAAAATGATCCTGATTACAGATCAGGTATTCCACAAAGACCTATTAAAGCTCTTCTTATTTGTGCTGACTGGGATCAAGTGGAAAGGGTTTTTACCAACGAGTTCGGAGACAATCCCGGAAAACTTAGAAGAATGATTCCCGTCTCCGAACTCTCCGGCTTTATCAAAGGAAAGAGTGGCTATTATGACACAGTAGTTTTCAAAAACGGCTCAATCATCGAATTCGACACAGTCAATGCGTTCAAAAAGAATCCACAATCAGCAGAATCCGCGGACTGGGATGTTATCATGGTTGATGAACCTTGTCCAGAAGCAATGTTTATTGCTCATTCTCGTGGGCTTTCTGATAGAAATGGCAAGTGTTGGTTCAATCTTACTTCTTTGCGCGAGCCTTGGATTTTTAATCAGTTTGTAAAAGTCTCGCCAAGAGATATTGATCAGTCAAAAGCTTATGAAGCTTCACCGAATCATTGGTGTATCTTTGCTTCAGCTTTCGACAATCCTTATAATTCTCCAGAAGGTTTACAAAACTTCATCGACCGTCTGACCGCAGAAGAAAGAATTTGTCGAGTCAATGGTTTGCCGATGGCTTTTGCTGGTTTGATTTATTCCGAATGGACCCAGGAACACATTTTAACCTCCGTTCCTCCCGGTTGGACTGATTTTAATCAACCCCCAGCTGAGTATCCGGTCTGGATTCAAGTCGACCCACATCCACGAACTCCAACAGCAGTTCTTTTTGCCGTAGCTGATCCACAAGACAATGTTTATCTTTACGATGAACTTTTTTTCAAAGGCACAGTTGATCAGTTGATTGACTGCATTGTTGAAAAAATCGGCAACCGCCCAATTGCTTCTTTCCAAATCGACCCGTCCGCGTGGAATGTTGATCAGCTTTCTGGTGTATGTTTAGTCAACGCTTTCACCGACGCTGGATTCTTTCCTTCCAAAGGTTCCAAAGACCTATCCGGCGGAATCATGATGACCAAAAACGCTTTGGCTCTTCGTCAGTCTTTCAACAAAGACATTCCAAAATGGAGAATTTCACCTTATCTTGTTCGTTTTCAATATGAACTCGCTAGATATGTTTGGACAAAAGATGAAAAACCCACAGACATTGATGACCACATAATGGAGTGCTTACGCCGAATGGTCATTCGTTGTCCTGTTTGGACATCTGACAATGAAAAACATTTTTTAGATAAAAAACAAAGCATTGCTTTTGTAGGTTATAACACCACAAGAGCCAACGCGTTTGGGTTACCGATATTCAACACTTAATCATGTTACACAAAAAACAATTCTCTGTTCGTTTCAATAGAGTGCCAGTTGCAAAAACGGCAACTTTTATTCAATTTTTACTTTACGGTACTGTTACCCTTAGCTGGGGAACCGATTTTTACGGAACCACTCCAGTTCTTGCAGCCGAATCTTTAGCAAGGTGTTTGAGAAATTTAGGTTTTAGCAAAAACAGTTCACATCTTGCGTTTTTACCTTTTGAAGTAAAGCAACAAGACACTGTTGTTACAATTACATTTTCAGAAGAAGTTTCAATTTTTTCAACATCAATTTTTCAAAACCAATCAACATTTAGTGGAATTGATTTTATTACTGCTCTTTATCCCGACTTGTCTGCTGCTACAAACAGCACAGTCAGCGGCATGGGCGGGTTTGAGCTAACTTTAATAAACGCCGGATTTGAAAATCACTGGGGAAACAATACATGGCTTGGTGAAGGGCTTTCAAGTTTTAATTTAACACAAAATGTTCCATTTAACCGAACAATTGTTTTACAAAAAATTGACTTGACAATAGACGCTGCAGCAACTTGTGTTTTTCCGTCAATTGATATTTATTTAACCCACTATACAACATCAATTGTAACTGCTTTTTCTTCCTTTACCGCAAACAGTACATCTGCGCTTGGAAGGACTGAAATTGTTTTTGCGCCTGTTAAACTAAACTTAACAGAAATTGTCTCCGGTCGTCTTTATTCTTCTGCACAAAATCTAAACATCCCTTTACCTTTTGCAACACATCTTTTTGGTGTTATCGCAAAATCAACAGGGAACGTTACAAACGGAAACTCAGGTTATGATGGCGACGCAGCAGGGGTTTATCTCCATTTCACCACAAAACCAAAATGAGCATTCAAGATCTGAACAAACATGGGCTTAAACTTGTAAGCACACTATTTGCAGCAATTGCGCTGCTTTATTGGGATTTGAGAACCACAACTAATTCTTTGTCCGTTTTGGTTAAAGAAACCATTCAGGAAAAGCTAGAACTTCGTGTTTCTTTGAATCGTTTGACAGAAACACTTGAAGATTTGATAAAAGACTTAAAAGAAGAACACACTTTTGCAGAGAAACTAAAAACAAACAAATGAAACCAACAACCCTAGTCCGTACAGTTACCGCAGCAGGAAAGTTTATCTCTCTCGCTTCTACCGTCGCCGCGATGCTTCCACCTCAGTGGGGGTTTTTTATCTTCGCGGCTTCTTCAATCTTCAAAGAGGTTGCACTACCAATTGCTGATTGGTTAGATGATGGAAAACGTAACAACTCAATTAAACTCCCAAAACAAGATGAAAATTGAAACTTTTACAAACCCTATTGTTCTTTCTTTTCAGAAAAAACTCAAAGAAACTTATCTTGCTGCAAAAAATCTTGCAACAGACGGTGCTTATGGAAACGTAACACACAGAACACTTCTTTCTGTTTTGAGTGACCTAGAACAGGAAGACGTTCTTGCAAAGGTTCTTAAAGTCGCTTTGCAAGAAATGGGAGTGCGTGAAGTTCGTGGACCAGAACATAATCCACGTATCATCGAATACCATCAAGCCGTAAGTGGTAAGTTTACTTCCGATGAAATCCCTTGGTGTTCTTCTTTTGCTAATTGGTGTGTAAAAGAAGTCGGCAACGTGAAACTTCGTCGAACCGATAACGGACTTGCACGGTCTTGGTTAACACTTGGAAAAAAAGCAGATGAGTGTCCACCAACGGACCTTAAAATGGGCTCTATTGTGGTCTTTTCGCGTGGAAAATCAAGTTACATGGGCCATGTAGCTTTTCTACTTCACGCAACCGTGGACCGTCTACTTGTCGTTGGTGGCAATCAAAGCGACTCTGTTTGCTTAGCCACCTTCCCAGCTACATCTTTTCTAGGTTCATATTCCGGAGAAGTCTAAAAAAAAAATGGAAAGTGTTTTGCAAAAAATTCAAGCGGCAATGATGGAGAAAATTCCTTCTCCTGATTTGCAAAAACTTTTGCTCTTTATCCAAGATAAAGTCAAAAGAGGACGCAGGAAATATTCGCAAAACTTTCCACTTTGGGACACACGAATCTGCGAGTACACCCAAGAAGGGAGTTCAAAAACAGCAGATAAAGACCAAAAGCTCCGCGAAAGAGAGAACTTAGAAACAACAAGATTACCTATTATTTTTTCACAGGTTGAGTCTTTCGTTTCTTTCGCTTTCGCGGAGCTTACAGGTAAGGATAATTTTTACGAACTTGTCGGAACAGGCAGTGAGGACCATAAAAAAGCTCCGATTGCAAATGCGGTTTTGCAACACAATTTGAACAAAAATGCTTGGCTTTCACTTTTGCCTGAGCTTTTACGTTACACCGCGTTGCTTGGGGTTTGTATTACTAAACACTGGTGGGTAACAGAAAGGGCAAAGATTTGGAAAACCACAAAAGACGAAAACGGAATGGAATTTGCTGCGCCGGAAGAAGCAGTGGTTTATCAGGGAAACAAGATTGAAGTGATCAATCCTTTTTCATTTTTCTTTGACGATAAAGTTTCTTGGGATAAGGTGCAGATGGGAGATTTTTGTGGAAATGAATTTACACTTCCAAAGAATGAACTTTATGTAAGAGAAGGATACGTAGGTGTAGAATTCATTGAAGAAATGTCACAAGAAGTTTCTTTGGAAAGAAGAAACATTTCGAGGCTTTTAACAGATACTGAATCAAACAACAACAGTGGCGAAAGCACGAGGACGAAGAAAGAAAAAGCCGCAGGTGCTGTTGTTCTTGATGAAATTCAAATTAAGATTAGAAAAGGAGAATTTAAGTGGGAAGAAGAGGATTTAGTGACTTCCAATCATCCAATGATTTTTGTCGTCACAATTGCGAATGATAGCAGAATTATTCAGTTTAAGGAGTGCACTTTTCCACACAATGGGTTTAGTTATGATGTTGGTCATCTAGGCTATTTTGCACCCACTGATGCTCTTTTGAATGTTACTGATTCAGCGTCTACAATTGCAAAGATTTGTGAATGGTTGGTGAACTCGCGGCAAACCGCTTGGACACAGTCTATCACCGGTACAACTTTTCTTGATCCGGCTGTTTTTCACACTGAAGACTTAAGAGAAGGAAACCGTGTTGTGCGTACACGCCGTGGTGCATTAACTCAGCCTATTGGTAACTACTTACACACTGTTCCTTACGCCGACTCAACTGCAAGTCATTTTTCTGACATGCAGACTTTAATGAGTTTCCTTCCCGCTGCAACGGGAGTAAGTGAGCACATGACTTCTTCCTATTCACGAGGAAGAAGGTCTGCTGAACAAACAACAGCAGTTGTTGATGCTGCTTCTTCGCGGTCTTTGATTCGTGTTAGAGCTTTGTTTGAAAAGTTTTTTATTCCTTTGGGAATAAAACTTTTAACAAACATCCAACAAGGGATGGAGGTAAAACAACTTGTAAAGATTCTCGGAGAAGCTACATTGGAACAGCAGTCTCCTGATCTAACAGGAGTTGTTGCTATTCAATCTTTTATTGAAGCTTCTGCTGACGACATTGCAGGGAATTTCAACTTTGTTCTTTCAAACCTACATGAAACAGCTTCAAAAACTGAGGCTGATTTGGCGTTAAAAGAATTGTTAGAGCTTATTTTAGCCAAACCTGAGTTGATTCCTGTTTTAGGTGTAAATGTGCCAAGATTAGTTACAACTTATTTACGTAACGCTGGAGTCAGAAATCCAGAAGCTTTTGTGTTTGCAATTCCTCCGCTACAAATGCCAATGGCGGGTCCAGTTCCACCTCAACCACCAGCCCAATGACACTTGAACAAGAATACAACTCTCTTTGTCATTTGTTGGTTAATCCAGTTTTTGCAAGAGAAATGGAAACTCTCAAAGAAACTTATGAAAACAAAATGCAATCTTTTCTTGCTCAAAAAGAACCTGACGAACATCTTCGAGGACAGCTTTCTGCTACAAATAACTTTCTAAATCTTTTTTCTTCTCTAAAAGAACAACTTAGAGAAAAATTAGTTTTAGAAAAACAACAAAACCCATAAAAATGCCAGCTACAACTGAACCAGAACCACAAGAAACAACACAAGACTTTGACAGTCTTTTTGATTCTTTGCCATCACAAGATGAACCGGAAACCCACAATGACTCTGATTTTGAAACGGAAACCGAACCGCAGGAACCGGGACAAAATCAGAACCGGAATCAACTTCCAGCACAAAGGGAGGTTAATCCGGACGTCATTGCTGACCGAATTGTCGAGAAATTAAAACCAACTCCAACTGAACCGCAAGAAGATCCGCAAGTTGCTGAGGCAAAATTTCGGGAAGATTTTGGTTCGCATCAGGTTGATGCTGAGTTGATTGAAACTCTTTATCACGGTGGTGACAAAGCTGTAGCTGCTTTGCAAGGTTTGCTTGATAAAACTACAGTTTTTGCTGTAAATATTGCACTTGCAAGAATGACAAATATGGTTCAAGAGCAGCTTGCTGCTTTTCAGCCTTTGCTTCAAGACCGCCAACGTGCCGTTGCAGATAGTGCGAGTGAAGAGTTTTTTACAGCTAATCCAGACTTAAACCTCGACCAACACGGTGAGCTGTTGGCCACCATCTGGGAAGGAATGAAAGCACAGAAGGTTGCTTTCAAAACAAAAGAAGAAGCTTTCAATGCAGTTGCAGCTAAAGCGCGGACGATGTTGGGTTTACCTCAGCAAAATCGTACTGCACCTCAGCAAAGAAAACCATCTGGTGTTCCAGCTATGCCGACTTTGGCTCCTTCAAGTCCGGCGAGAACAGCAGCGACACAAAATAGAAACCCAAGAGTCCAAATAAATGCGGAACAAGCAAGACAAGACTTGCATGACGAATTATTTGGTCCTAGAAAATAAAAAACTATGCCCATCCTTGGCTTACACACAACAGAGACACACACTTCTCAGCGAGAAACAAATTTCCGCAGAAGTGTTCAATACACCTATCCAGTAGGAAAAGCTTCGCTCACCGCGTTGCTTTCTCTTTTTGGAAGTGAAATCACAAACGATCCGCGTTTTTCGTGGTTTGAAAAACGTTTTCGTGTTATTCGTTCAAATCTTCTTGCCGCGAATACAGGTCCATTTTTTGCGACCGGTTCCACAAGTGATTTGAGTTCGCCGTATTCTTTTGCAGCAGGAACTGCCGTTCGTATGGTGGTTGCTGATGCAACGGTTTTTTCAGTTGGTCATACGGTTCTTATTCAGAATCTTTCGATCAACGGAAGTTCAACTCCGGGGAATTTGCTCGGTACTGTAACAGCTGTTTTCGCGCCTACCGCAAACGGTGGATCGGGAACTGTTGATTTTAGTGGTACACCAAAACACGCAATTACAGTTGTTCCGCGTCACGCTCTTGCTTCGGTGCTTAATACCTCTGCAAACTTGACAGCAAATAACTCGAATTGCTTTGTTTCAATTGTCGGTCTTGAAGCAGCACAAGGACAAGTTGGTGCTTCTTTGACCAACTATCAGGTTCCGGTTGAAATCTACAATCACACTCAAATTGCACGTAATGCAGTTCGTGTGACTGGAACGGCTCTTACAACTCCGTTGCGATATGATACAAAAGGTATTACGCCGGATTTGAAAAAAGACGCTTTGTTGGAACATATGTTGGGGCTGGAAATGTCCTTGCTATGGGGTCAGCGGAGTTCTGGTCTTGACCCAGTGACAAGCTTGCCAAAATATACCACTGGTGGTATTCTTTGGTATTTGAGTCAATATGAATTGACTTCTAATAATCCTTACGGACAAGCAGGTGCAACTGCGGATTCGGATTATAACAAGCGGTATATTTTGAATACTGCTGGGTCAATGACAGTTAAGACCTACGAAGACTATCTCGAACGCTTGTTTTCGTTTTGTGGTGGTAAAACAAACGAACGCCTTGTTTATTGCGGCACAGGTTTTCTCCGTGCTGTAACTGACGGGTATCGGAACTCAACTCAGTTGACTGCAAAACAAGGTTCACGTGAAGAAACTTTTGGTCTTACCGTTGTTTCTCACGTAACACCGTTTGGGATTGTGCATTATCAAACCCATCCGTTAATGTCAGAAAACCCAGCAACACGTTACTCCGCGTTGTTTCTCGATCCGGGTCAGTTGAAATACATGCATCACACTGGACGTGATACGGCTTATTTGATTGGTCGTGCGCCTAATAACGCTGACTACATTGAAGAAGAATGGTTGTCTGAGTTTGGATTGAAGTTTCAGTTCCCTGAATCTGCAATGTACATTGCTCAGTTGACTTCACTACTCCCTGTTTAATGGCAACTGTTTCAAGTTCAAACGTAACTCGTTTGACTTATCATCGTATTGGTGGGCCGAACCAGAAATCTCTGGCTATTGCTCGTTTTGCGGTGGTGATCAACGAGGCAGGTTTCACGGACATTCCGGCAAGTGCTTTTGGTTTTACATCTCTTGTGAATGTATCTAATGGTGCAAGTTTTGATGCTCCTTCAACCAGACGGATGGTGCTTTTTGCAATCTCTCCTGATGGTCTTTATCTATGGTCCGCCGTAGATGCAAATGCAACTGTGTTTAATGCAAACACGACAGAAGCAGCTGCACGCACTGTTTATGTCACAATCACTGGCGTGCCACGATAACTAATTCTATGGAAATGCGAAAAATGAATCTGCGTACAGCAGACCCGGCTAAAACAGTAAAAGGTCATACGCCCGACGAGAATCCTACTCTGAAAGGAATGGGAGCACTCACTGAGGCACAAAAAGACACAAACACGCCAACTCAATCTATGGTTGAGTCAAAAATGCCAAGCGACTTAGGTGGTACTCCCTCTTACACCTAAGGTTTAGTTAAATTTTCACCAACACCATGAGTTATTCTTCAGTTCGAAATCGCGTTTTTGCGTATCTCAATCGGCAGACTGACATCGGAACTTTAGGAGGTACCGATATGTTTGTGACTGAACTAAACGCAGCACGTCGTCTGGCACAACGTCAGCTGAATTTTGAATTGTTGAAAACTCTGGTGTTGGTGAACTTTGACTCAAATGGAGAAGCCCCCGCGAATGCTTTGGTTGATGTAAACAGCGGAGAAACTTACAATGCAAATGTTTTACACAAAGCTTCGTTTTTGTCAGGAGGGCTACGACTTCCACTTGAAATCGGTGACGCGTCAACCAGACACGCAAGGGAAACAGCGGTTTATCAGTATAAGTTTGGTTTCATGTATCCGGTGCCTAGCTCGAGTAGTGTACAGGTTGTACCTAATGTGCCGCTTATTTATCGCAGTGGTGATAAGTTTGTTTTGTGGGCATCTCCGGCGGCTACTGCTGGAATGGGTGTCGGGAGTAAGCAAGTTTTGCTTGAAATCACTCGTTGGTTGCCTGATTATTCTGAGTCGAATTCTTTTGAAATTACCTTTACTGCTAACAGCATCGAAAGTGGGACGCAAACTTTTACTTTTACCTTTTTTCAAAAAGGCACGGTTAATGATGCTGCGCTTTTTTATAGCGTTGCTGCGGGTTGGCATATGTTTTATGATAAAGAAACCGAAAGGTTTTATATTTCGGAAAGTCTTTACGACATTGAACTTGCCTTATATCGTTCACCAATAATGGCGCCAAGTGGGATTTTCAAGTCTCAGGTTTATTGGGAACATATAAATTTTGTTGGACAAGAGACAAATACTTACCAAACAAGTGCTTCTGCTGCTGCTCTTGCTTTGGATGGAGACTTTTTTGTTGAAGAATTAGCAGATTGGACGGTTTTTCAAATTCTTCGGAATCTTTCACTTTTGCTGAAAGATAACATGACTGTAAATGTAACACAAGCTGTTTTGGACAGACACTGGGAATCAGTAATTCAATGGAACGGAAATATCGCTGATGCTGCCGGTGCAACACCAGTTGTAAAATTTTAATATGCCATACACAGGAGAAAACTTTTCAGATTTAATTACAACGGAGCCGGATAAAACCACCGAAGCTCCCTCAACTTTAGCGGATGCTTTGTTGCAGGTTAAAAGACACGCAACAATTACGTTGAGGAAAGGAAAAACAAACACTGGCCAACAAATTTGTTGCTTTGCTTCAAAAACAGTCACTGCGACAACAAACGTCGGTTCAGGGGTTTCTTTGAATGCTTGGGTGCGGTTGCCTATTACTGGGATTGATTCACAAACAAGTGATGCAGGATCAGAGTTTACTCATGATGGAACAAAGAATGGAATCACCGCGCCGATTGGAGTTTATTTGTTGGAAGCAGAACAAACTTTCTTTTCTACAAACTTCTCTTTGATCAGAGTTGTTGAGCTGAATGCAAACACTGCAGCTGATACAGGTGTTACTAATTTGATAAGTCCTGTTGTTTATTCAAACACCGGTGCGGTTACTGTTGCAAGGATTGTCGGAAAACTAACAGTCGCTTCTGCTTCTACTGTTTATGGTTTGCATTTTGCAATTTCTGACGCAAACAACACAAATGGTTTACATACTGGCGCGGGAGCCAGCGGGGTTTTTGTTGGCTTGAATGTCAAAATGACCAAACTTAGTTTAATTAAACTAGAATGAATGATAAGCATTTTTATTCACTCTATCTTGGTTTTGACGCAAAATCCACGCCGCATTTATTAAAAGACGGTCATTGGCTTTCGGCACAAGATGTTTGTTTTGATTTTAATGGTGCTTATCTGAGACCAGTTCTTGGTCGTGGTTTTGCTATCGCACCGAGCGGTTCATGTGTAACTGGTCTTGCCCCTTTGCTACAAGATGCAAATGGGGTTATTTTGTTTTCACTTGCGCATGATGGGATTTTTCAGGTAAATTTTGCACGAAACACTTTTAGTGTTTCAACTCCGGGTAGTTTTGTTGTAGACACTAAAAAACAATACAGATGGACATGGACAATTGCGGCGGATACTGGATATGCTGCAAATTTCTTAAACTATCCTGTTAAATTTGCAACTGGAAGTGTTACATATTTAACGACTGATTTTAAGGCAAAATACATTTGCGAATATCAGCAGCATATGTTTTGTGCCCACTTGCAAGAAGGTTCGGATAAACACCCACTCAGGGTTCGTTGGAGCGATTATGCGGATTTTGCGGATTTCACTCCGGTGCCTGAAAACAATTCAGATTTTATTGATTTGCCGAGTGATGTGTTAACAAGTGTGAGTAGTTTGGGGATTACAGGTTTAGCTACTCTTGGAGAATTTATCTTTGTCTTCACTGTTGGGAGTATTTTTAGAATCCAATATGTAGGATTCAATGCAGGTGTGATGCAGTATCAACGCGTTGTTTCTGATGTTGGCTCGTGGTTGCCTTATAGTGTTGTTGGATTTAATAAGGTTTTGTTTTTCATTAGCAGAGACAATATCTGGGCTTTTGATGGAGTGAGCATATCTCCAATTGGAGATAAAGTTAGGGATTTCTTTTTCAAAGACTTAACAACAACAGCTTCGTTGAGGAACCTTACTTGGGGTTTTGTTGACACGTGCGAACAAAGAGTTTGTTGGAGATATACTTCTGTAAATGGAGAAGAATCCTGTTTGGTTTATGATCCCGTGGATTCGATTTGGACTGTTTTTAGAAACTTTAATGTTTCTGCCTTTTTGTTAAAAGGCCAGTCGGTTGTTTATACGATAAATGATTTGAGCTTTTATTATTCAACTATCAATTCGTTGGACGCGGCACATGAGACTATTAAGGATTTAGATAAAGATACTTTAGTCACCCAGTCGCAGGGAGTTGTGGAGAATAAAACTTATGGGTTTTTTCAAAAAGCTGAACTTTCAACACATGAAATCAATGCTTCAAATGCAGAAGCAAAACCAACAGCGGTGTTAGAAACTGGGGCTTTGACTTTTGGGCATTTTAGGAAGGTTAAAACTTTACATAGAATTCGACTAGATATTTCAACATCAGCTTCACTTAGAGCTGGACACGGGATTGGGTTTTTTGGATGGAAGGTTGAAATGGCAAAGGGAGAGTTTGTTTCTTCGGAAAAAGAATGGAAGACTTTGGGAATTGTTGGAGCTAGTGGAGACACAAAAAGAGAAATTACAATTTTAGAATCTGCGGTTGTTTTTTGGTTTAGATTTACTTCTGTGGATCAGTTGGCTTCAACTTTTTTAGGTTTTACTTTAGAACTAGGAGACAGTCTTGGCGAAAAATAATACAACAAACACAAGTCCTTTACAGGCGACGAAGGAAGAGATAAAGAAAAATCGTGCTTCTGGAGTAAGTGTAGGGGTGAATAATTCTGATTTGCAAAGAGAAGTGGTTGTTCTTTCAACAAGACTTTCTGCGCTTGAAGAAAGACTTAACCGACTCGTTGTGGATGTAAATAATTTTGTAAAAAAAGCATGACTGTGTTTCAAATCCAACCATCAGATGTTGAAAAACTTGACAAGGATTTTCTTACAGAAGTTTTTACAGACAGCCGTCTTTATTCTCCAATTGAGTGGGAAGAGTCTGTTTTTCTTCAAACAGTTTCTGATCGTGTTGAAACTGGTTGTTCGTGCTTCTTTCTACAAAAAGAAGGAAAAACCGTTGGGTTCATTTCGGGTGAAATGACTCGTTTACCTCATGCGGGGTTGTGCTTTTTTGCAGACGTTTTCTTTCTTAAAAACTTAGAACAAAAAGAAATAGCTTTCTTTTTAGATTCTGTTCAAGAAACCCTTTTGGCCGAGCAGATTAAAACAATCGCTTTTTTGGCTAAAAAACAAACAACCGCAGCATCGCGGTTTTTTATTCATAAGTTAGATTGTGACTCAACTTTAGCTATTTATTTGAAAAATGCCAGCTAGTCCAAAACCATATTTAGGTGCAAGCCTCTCTGGAGGTTTTGCTTCCACGTCAACTAGTGCCGAAGAACAGGCAAGACAGGATCAAAAAAGAAAACAAAAACAAAGAGAATTTGGTTATACAGAAACTCAAATTCCTCTTTGGCAAAGACAAGCAGCTTACGGTCAATTTGGAGAAGATTCAGATGCTCAGAGATTTGGTCGTGGGGCTTTGATGGATATTATCAGATCTTTTACTGGTGAAAAAGGAACTTATAATGACAGTGCAGAAAGAGCATTTCAACGCGCAATTGCAGATGTAAGAGATCCAAATTTAGGTAGAAGTGGAACTGCGCATAAAGCTTATAGAGAAGCTGCTGCTTTACAATTTGCACATGATGCAAACGCAAAACGTGCGCAAGACGCTGCGGCGGCGTTGTTGAGTGACGCAAATCCTTTTATGGCTTTGGATTTTCTTTCTAGAGGAAACAGACAAGTAAAGTCCAATACATCTGTTTTAGACGAAATTGCAAGTGTTTTTAGTAAGAAAAACGCAACAAGTAAAGAAGATACAATGGGTCTTGGTGGTACTGGTGGTTGCTGTTTTATTTTTATGGAAGCTTTCAAAAATGAAACATTGCCGGAAACAGTTAGAATTTGTCGTGACCTTTTTGTTACAACAGAACGCAATGCTGGCTATAGAAAAATGGCATCTTGGCTAGTTCCGATGATGGATAAGTCTAGGTTAATCGCTAACCTAGTTAACATTTTCATGATCGCACCTTTGATTGCCTTTGGTGACTGGATTTTGAAGGGAAAAGGTTTTGGTTGGATTTTCTTTCCTTTCTTGGTTTTTTGGTTTGCTTTTTGGTCTTTAACTGGAAAAAAATAATATGCCATCAATTCCCATTCCATCTTTACCTCCTTCGGGGCTTTTTGAAATCTTTGAGTATTTTTCTCAAAGAGGAAAAAGACAACGTGAACTTGAAGCTCAAAATGCTGAGTTTGAAAGTAGACTGAATGCAGCCAAAACCGGTGCAGCTGAACTTGAACTTCAAGATTTAGAATCAACAACTCCTGAGCGGAGAGAAGCGTTGCGGTTGTCTCCTAGGTCTATTCTTGCTGAAATTCTTCAAAAAGATGAAATCACCAGAGGACTTAAAACCGACAGGCAGCATAAAATTAACTTGCACCCGCTTGAATTAACTGCAAAAAATGAATCTATTTTAGGTACACGTGCAAACACAAACCTAACCAACGCACAGGCAAAAGGGGTTAGGAATGAAATTAATCTTTCAAGAAAGTTTGCTCCATTCAAAATGCTGGGCGAGCTTATTCCTTTTTTTAGAACTGGTGGTCGTGGTGGTTCTGCTGGCTCCGAAGGTATGGAAGGTGAAATGACTGGTCTTTCTCCTGATGCTCAGGTTATTTTTAATGCTGCAAAAGCAGGAAATCCTGTTGCAATTGAAATGGCAAGTAAAATTGTTGAGCAACTTCCGGTTACTCAGCAAATGAAGCAAGTCGAAGATTTGAAAAAATTAGATGAAATTAACAATGTTCCCGGTGAAACGGCGGGTTACGGGTTAAACATCCAAGAAAAAACAAAAGACAAAAGAAACTACATTCGACTTGACCCAGAAGGTGGATGGAATCAAATGATTTTTATCCAACGACCGGACGGTACGATTGGTTTACCCAGAACAAAAAACTGGGAATTTGATCATCCTTTTGTTGGTCTGGATGAAGCTTATTCAACCAAGTTTAATAATTGGCTGCGTGAAAACAAAGTTACTGGTTTTAAGTCAAAAGATGAAATTATTGACTGGTACAGAAAGTTTGCGGCTGAAAAAAATCAAGCAGAAGCTCAAAAGAAAAAACAAAGAGACGGTGAGCCTACGAAAAAACTCTATGTCCCTTATGATGCCAAGTTACCGATTGATGGTCATGATCCGAAAAGAGAAAGAATTAAAATTCCAAAAGTTAATTTTTTCAAGCAAGTAGAAGAAGTGCCGATTGATCCTAAGGTTAAAGCGATCAATGAGTATGTGGATGCTCTTTTTAGTCAGGTTTTAGAAAACGAGAAAAAAGAGAAAGCTAAAAAAACACCTAAGAAAAAACAAAACAGCACTAAACCTTCGTTTAGAGGAAATCTTGATCTTCCTCTGCCTGAAAGGGATGAAAAACTGCCTGATACTTTTGAAATTAAATAAACAAAGTTTATGTCCAAATACGCTGATTTAGTTGAACTTTACAACAAAGTAAAAAACACTCCCTCTTTTAAGGGAATGTCCATTGAAGAGTTTCAACAAGACGTTGACCGTCTTTATGCTTCGATTGGTGAAGCACCAAGGTTTGGTGAAGCAGCAAACCCTGATAATTTCAAAGCATTTTCAAAAACCCTTACCGATCTTGTAAAAGACTCTTGGCTTGAGTCAGGCACGGGTGCGGTAGGTAGTGTTCTTGGCCGACCATTCAACCTTCAAGAAGCAGGTGAAAGAGGTGGAAAGTCTGCTGCTCGTGGATTTGTAAACATGGTACCAATGATTGGTGCCTCTCTTGCTTCTGGTCCAGCTGCACCTATTGTTGGTGGAGCTGGTCTTTTTGGTACTGCAGGTTTGTTTGGAAGTCAAGCTTACGAGGAAACTGGAGATATTGGAGAAGGTTTGAAATCCGCTGCAATTGCTTTAGCGGTTCCAAAAGTTATTGGAAAGATCGGTGAATCTGTGACTGGTGGTCTGCAAAGTATGTCACCCGCCACACGTGGACTTGGCTCTTCAATGCTCCAACGAACAGCAGGTGAAGCTGCTGGACAAGTTGGTGGTGGTGCTTTGTTTGAAGGTATTCATCAAATTGAAAACTATCAAAAAACAGGTGAATTTGATGTGTCACCTGATAATTTCTTTGAAAGACAGGTTTCAAACGCTGTTTATTTGCCTCTTTCTGCTCCGACTATTTTACGCAAAACTAGTTATGACAGAATGAAACAAATTGAAAAAACAGAAGGTAAAGATGCTGCGCAAAAATACGCTTCTGTTGAACGTGAACTTACAGCAAGACAAAAACAAGCTGAGGTTGATGCGGCGATTGAGAAAAAGAAAACGACTGAACAAGCAAGGTTAAATAAAGGTGCTCAACCAGCAGCTACACCTACAACAACACCTTCTGCTGCTGAAGTGCCTTTTGATGCTCCTCCGGGTGTAAAACCAAAACAAAAAGTTAGACAAAAGAAAACAACTCCAGCTGATGAACAGTCAAAAGCTACGGATGCGTTGTTTGATGATGATACGGTTACGTTGCAACCAAAGACTGCAAGTGACACCGAAGCTTCTCCTTTTTCTCAAAAAACTGTTGAGTCTGTAAAAGAAGAACTTGCACCTAGTGGAGCAAATCAGATTCCAATTGAAAATGTACCAAAACCCACCATGATCGGTGGTGATGTTGTTAAAAATTCGCCACCGGAAGAAACTGTTCCACAGCTACAGGGAACTGTGACGACTGGAGAAGTTAAAGCCGGTATCCGTGAAGTTGTAAAAGAGCTTGAAAAAGGAACTGTTGCTGAACAAACTCAACCTGAGTTAACAGGTGTGGCTGCACCAGAAACGAATGTTGGAAAAAGTGCAATCTACATCGAAACAGGTGAAAAGCTGACTGTAATTGGACCGACAGCAAATGTGCCAGATTATTTTGACGTAAAAACTGAAGGTGGAGAACTTGTCAGTATCTCTGCCGATGAATTTCGTTTTGAAACCAAAGAAGAGGCAAAGGCGACAAATGAGGTTAGAAATGAAGCTGTAAAAAAAGCGATTTCAGGAGTACCTGAAAATCCTTTTTACAAAGCTGGAACTTCTGTTTGGGTTTATCCAAACAGAAACCGTGTTGGCGCTTTTACTGCAACGGTGCTTGGAGTTGAAGGGCCTGACAGCAAAATGCTTAAGGTTCAAGATAAACAAGGAAACACGTTAGTTGTACCTCAAGATAGTTTGGCTTGGATTTCGCATCCTTCTAGAACTATAACTGGAAAAGACAAACTTAAACTAGCACAAAATACTTTTCTTTCTTTTAGTGATGGTGCAAAAAAGAATTGGGTTGCCCAAACAATGGGTGACAAAATGTTTGAATCTTTCGCTAGAAATTTAATGGAAAAAAACTCAAACATTACTGTTGATGAAATTGTTGATAAACTTGCACTTTTCATTGCAGACCGTTTGATTTTTGAGGCAAATAAATTGGAGATGAGTGTTGATGACTTCAACATCATGCTTGAAAGCATGGATACTTTTAAGGTTGAAGGTATGCGTGCGAACACTGAACCTGTTTTTCAACGTTGGCTCGCTGCGAATGAAGGTAAACTAACACATGCTTTTCAAGAATTACAAAGAATTGATTCCGCTTACGGTGCTGAAGTTCTTAGAAAACGGAACAATAATGAGTACAGTACCGTTGAAGAGTATCGTAAAGCTTTAAGTGAATATCCATCTAAAGTTTTAGCCAGTCTTCAAAGAGAACTCACGCAAACCGAACAGGGCGCACGAGAAATTGCTGCTGAGTCTGGAAGAACTGAACAAGTTATTTACAAACTTCTTGCTCAGTATTCAAACAACATTGGGCGTCTTTTGGCGATGGATAGAGCTGAGTTAAAAAATACACTCAGAAGCTCGATGTCTAAAGCTTCGGTGGATGCGATTAGAAAAGAATCGGTTTTGATTTCTTCTAAAAAGAAGCAAACAGAAGATCAAGTTGAAGAAATTCGTGATAAATACGAGTCAGATGAAAATGCTGATAGTGGCTATTACGTTAAATCTGTACCAAATAATAATGGCACATTTGATGTTTATGTTTATCAAAGAAGTTCACTTTCTCGTGATGCAGCTGTAGCCGAGTCTGAAGAGTACACCGGTGTTGAATCAGAAGAAGCTGTTTTTGAGCAAATGGCTGAGACTGGTAATCAGATTGCTGCAATGCAAGAGATTCACCGTACTCTTGTTCGGATGGAAACAGAAGATTTTAAGTCAGCCCAAACAATGGGTGATTACTGGGCACAAAAACTTTCAGACTTAAAAGAGAGTATTTTTCTTACACTTCAAAACTTACCAAACAGCCGTGAGCGCGACATGCAAGCAGTTCGAGCGATGGCAGTTTTGGACTTTTTTACCGACCGTCAATTTTCACTTGATCTATCACCAACAAGCGAGAAACTTGTTGGCTACTACAACGCTGCGATTTTGTCGTGGGTGAAGAAGATGATCACTTCAAGTGAGATTAAAATTTGGAAACTTCAACGTGGACTTGAAGGTGAGGCTGCGGAAAGATCACCAGAGTTTCGCAAATTTTTGTTAGATAATGAAGAAAATTTTGCCGACCGTGCTGCTAAAAAAGCACAAGAATTCATGTATGATCCACAGAAACAAGGGGATGATGTCGAAGAGGCGGTTAGGTATTTGATGAAAAAGTTGATTTTTGGACAGACTGTAAAAACTGCAACAGGATCAGAACTTAGAACTGGTGTATTAACTTCTGATGAAAAAATTCGTAGGTTTATTCAAACTGTTATTCCACGTGCAGCTGTGCGGCTTGGGTTTTTAACGGAAGGTGGTGCAGCGTATATTAAAGAACTTCGACTTAAAAATGCGTCTCCAACCGCAGAAGACTGGTTATGGCTTGATCCGTTTTCTGCTGGTGCAAAAAGAACGGCAGCTATTCTTGCTGCAAAAAGAGATGCAGCTGAGTCACGGAGCCAAAAAGCACAGATCGCACAGGATAAAATGACTGTAGAAGGTGTTCCAGACATTTCTGCACCTTTGCCTGGGTTGAGGTTTGCAGAAGTCATGCAAGTGCTTGATTCTGCTAGAGATTCAACTAGTTTTGTTAAATCAACTTTGTCTTTGTTTAGACAACTTTTTGCAAAAGAAGGTCAAGGTCCAGCTGCAAAAATGATGGCTGAAAGGACTGATTTCATGACCCGTGTTGCTTCTGTTTTCAAAAGTGCAGATGACACTGTTGTTAGTAAAACAGATTCTGACCAGTTTTTTGGTGCAATGATGGGTAGAAAACAAGCAACAAACGGCGCGTTGCCGACTATTTTGATGCTGAATGTGAACAAGCTGAAAACTATAAACAGAAGTGCCAGAACAATGCTGCACTCGACTGTTTTAGGTCACGAAGCTTTTGAGGTTGTATATCATAAGTACAAAAACGGCATGTTGTCTCAGGTTGAAACAGAAGCGATGACTCAGCTTTTAGCTGGTTTTGCCGCTTTGACTCCCGCAGATCGTGCGCAATACATGCGTCAGGTTGCAAATGAACTTGTGGTAAAATCAGATGTTTCAAAAAACTTTGAATCTCAAGCTGATTTTCAAAAAATTCTTGAAAACATTATTGAGTCAACTGCTACAAGTCCAAAAGAAACTGCTGCGACAATTGCAGGTTTTTATGCAATCGCAGCCTCTTCAAAACGTGCAGCGGAAGTGATGAAAGATGCTGCTGATGGCCTCGACACACATGTCACAAAAGTTGGACTCAGTGTTGTTGAAAACATGAGTGATATGGCGGACATTGTTAAGTCGGCTGTGAGCAATCCTTTTCTTGCTGAGGTCTTTAAGCCAACAGAAGGTCAAAACACAATCAATCCTTTTTACGGCGAGATTGCTGGACTTTATCAAAAGTTTTCACGCACTGCGGCGGAGATTGATGCGCATATTAGTCAACTTGATCATTTAAGATCAATGAACATTGATGAATTTGTGCGAGATAAAAGTTTGCATATTTTGGACAAAGTACCAAAACAGTTTATAGAATTCGGTTTTGCTGACCTTGCTTTGGAGGGAATAAAGGTTTTGGCTCCTTCCCAACGGACTATTCATCCCGTCAATGAATGGTTAGAAGGAATGGTGACTTTGACAGAAGCGCATCCTAAATTAAAACCGATTCTTTCTGAAAGTTTGAAGTTTCAAGCGAGAGTTGAAGAAGCAGCTGAAACTTTAATTGCACCTTTTATGACAAAAACACCAACAGGTCTTATGCAGAAGCATATGGATTCTGTAAATTTTGTTATGCGTGATAAGAAGCTTTCTGATTGGTTTTCTAAGTGGACTCGAGATGAGCAGCTAAAAGATAGACTTTGGACTGCCACTGAACAAGTTGCAGCCTTTACGAAAGCAGGTTTTTCACCAGAAATTATTCAACACTTACAGACACTCAGAAAACAAATTTCTGATTCTTCTGTTCAAGGTGCAAAATTATTAAAAAATTACACACAAGAACTTGCAACGCACGTGCTTGCTCAATCATTTATGCGATATGACCCAGCAATGGGCTATGAAGCTGCACTTACAGACGCTGCTCTTGCAGTGAGGTGTAAATTGGTAACAAAGCACGGTTTGGTTGATCCTACAATGCAACCACCAGATGCTTTGGTTGCATGGGCTGGTTTGGAAAATAAATTTAGAGGAACAACAGTTGAAGCTATTTTAACGCCGAGTACTGAAAATCTGGTTGAACCTGTTGCAAATCTTCATGCACATTTAAGGGGAAGAGAGCATTTTATTACAGAAATGCGATATGGAAAGTATCAGGTTACTTACAAAAAACGAAACTCTACAACCGGACAAGAAGAAACCGGAAGAGAAAGTGCTTCAAATGAAGCTGATTTACAAGTTTTATTTGACCAAATAACAAAAGACCCTAATTATGTTGTTGATTCTTGGAACGCAGATGTTTTTGAACCTGGAACTTTACCGGGTTTTTCACAAAAAGTCGCTGATCTTTATGAAAAAGTTGAAGACCGTGCTTACAACACAGCTTTAACACACATACCAGCACCAAGTGCTGATATTATGCGCACTCAGTATCAACCAATGGATGCGGCAAGACAGGAGATGTTTAAGCGCGGGTTGCAAAAATATACACAACCTAGGTCGTTTTCATTAGGTCGTGAAAACCTAAACATGATTGATCAGCATATTCAATATATGATGTCGATGCCCTCGGCACTTGGAAAAAATTGGATGCGCCATAGGTCAAACACTGTTTTAATGGACCCTGTTTTTATGCAAGACGCGCAGCTTGCTGAACTTGGTAGGTCTAAGTTTGAAACAATGATGGTTTCTAGTGGTCCTGTAGAGAATGCAGTTAGAGCTGGAACTGTGTTTTGGTATCTTGGTGCAAACTTGTCATCGATGACAGTTGAGTTTTTTCAAGGACTACAAAACATCCCTGCAACTCTTGCAAGATATGGTGGTGACGTTGGAGAGTCTTTTGGAATTACTCTTAATGCTTACAAAGAGGTTTTGCAAGAGTATTTTACAGGGAAGTTTACTGATCCTTTTTATCAACAGTATATCAGTGAACTTCAATCAAGAAGAATTCTTGACAGGGGCATTGTTTCTCAGTTTGTTGACTCTTCGATGATTAACATTTTCCGTGAACAGATTAAACAAAAAAATTATAAAGGTTTACAAGGCGTTGCCTCAAAATTTGTTGTCAGCCCTTTAATCTTTGCAGCTGGAAAATCTCGCGACATGTATGCAGTTGCAACAGCAGCTTCAACTAGAATGTCAGCTATTGCTGGTTTGGCTTATGCTAAAAAATTAGTAACAGCCGGAAAACTGGCACCTGAAAAAGTTGCGGATTTTGTACAAGATATTGTGTTGCAGGCAAGTCCTGGTACAGGTGGAAAAGCTGTTCAACCTATTAAAATGCACAGCGGTAAAGTCCTTCCCCGTGGAGTAACCAGTGTTCTTGCTACATTGCAAAACTTCACAATGCAGATGACTTACATGATGTGTCGTCGCGCGCAAGCTGCTGTTAGAAGTGGAAGTTGGACTTCAGCAGAATCAAAATCAGCTATGATTTTATGGGGAACTCAGTTAGTTGCAGCAGGTTTAATGGGCTTGCCAGGAGCGGGTTCTGCAATTGGGCTAATTAAACAATTCTTGCCTGGTCTGGAAATTGAAAAAAACATCAAAACCTTTATTGCTAATCTTGCCGGTGAAGACGCTGCGCTTGGACACACTTTGTCCAACACGTTTATCCACGGTATTGTGAATCAGCTTACGGGTTTAGATATTTCATCTCGTGTTGGGTTGGGTAACATGTTTGGTGTTTCTGGTTTCGATGGTGTTTCAATTAGCTCTTTGTTGAGTGCACCTGGTGGTATTCTCGAAGGAACACTTAGAGCTAAAGAAAAAATTGACAAAGGTTATATCGCCGAAGGTGTAATAGACATGCTTCCTATTGCACTTAGAAACATTGTCAAAATGGCCTATAACAGAGGTGCTACTTATGACAGTGCTGGCAACCTTATGCATCAAGCAAAAGGAATGGAAAACTTTGCCCAAGCAATTGGTTTCACTCCAGCTTCACTTGCGCTTTCGCGTGAACAAAACCGTATGCATGGTATTACCGAACAAGTCAGCGCGGCAAGGTTGAATGAAACAGTTTCAGCCGCGACGAGAAAATATGCCACTGGACAGATTGCAGAAGCAAGACAAATTATCAATGATTATTTAGTCAAAAACCCTGGTGTTTCGCCGGAAAGTGTTGTTAATTCTGTTGCACGACGAGTGGTTAAACGTGAAAATGAACGACAACCAAGTGCAGGCGCATCTGCTAGAACTGCAAAAAGTAGAGGTGAGATTGCAAGAGCTTTTAACTCTGTAGGAGGAAAGGGCACTTATTTTGAACAAGCAAAAGAGACGGTTAAGGTTGCAAAGGATTTGGGTGTAAATACTAAAGACCCAGGAGCAAAATTCAAAGCTGCGGTTATGAAGGATTTTATGACTTCAAAGTTTCCTAAAAAATCAGCAGCGGAAATTGAAGACATGGTGAGGAAAATGAAGTAAGAAAAAAGGTAAAAAAAAAAAGCCGCACATAGGAGTTTTGATCACTCCCGTGTGCGGCTTTTTTAGTCTATCTTTTTTTTTTATTTTTTAAGTATCAACTTGTACTTAGGTTTTGTACTCGGAATCAAAAGCAACTCTTGGCACGAAACCATATGAGCAAGAACTGCATCAAGTTCTTGTGTTGTTGCGTTTGTGAATGTTAATTTTCTGATGACATTGGCTGGCAAAGTGTGGTCATTTGCAGCACGCAAAAGGTCGATGATGATTTTACGTACACCGTTTAGAGGATTTCTTCCAACGCCTTCAAAGACTTCATTTAAGTGTTCTTCTACCTTTTTGAGAATGACATCAGCTTGGGTTAGGTATTTTACATCTAAATAAAGTTCGTTTTGTTCTGCAATACAGCAAAGCATTGCGACTTTAATTAGTTGAATATGCCTCGATTCCCACCAACCTCGAGTGTTGGGATTTTCTGGAATGGCCAAGGAGGTGTACCATTGAGAATACCAATCTAGACCTTCTTTAGTCCACTCAAACGCACCTTTGATTGTGGAGTGTAAAAACTCCAGCCTTTGAAGCATCTTCTTTTTTGCTTCGACCATTTCTGGTGTAATCATCGGCAAAGGTACTCGTGCGGCGCGGTCAGGAGTAAAGACAAAAACAGCACGCCGCGAAAAGCCACCAGAGATGATGTCAGTGCGTAGGTTTGCTGTCATAAAGTCTGGAGTTGTACAGCCAAGAAGGTTTAGACACGGGTCTGGAATAATTTCAGTTCCACGTCTGATGGTTGAATAAACAAACTTGCGTTCATCATAGATTGCGGTTAAAAACGAAACCATGTTTTGTTGACTTGGGCCGAGAAGTTCAGACATCTCGCCAACACAAACAAAGACTGGTGAAGTTGTAATTTCTTCAATTGGATTGAATGGGTCGGTGATGACTCTGGGATTTGCTACCATGTCACCGATTAAAGATTCACGTGAAAGTGAATCTGAACAAAGCTTTATGTCAGTGAAATGTTTGATCAGTTCTTTAACCGTAGCAATTGCTGTTGATTTTCGTGACCCAGGTGGAGCGACAAAGACTACATACATGTTTGGGAAAACGTCAAAGTATCCCATTTTTGTAGCAATCTTTTTACCAACAACAGCAGCAAGGGTTGAAAGCGCACCCCATTCATGAAAAATTGGTGCAACTTCGTTTCCTTTGGTGTAGGTTTTGTACTCTTCGATAAAATTCATCTGTTAAAAGCATTGGTAAGGTCTGTGACTTTTTCTTTGGCCATGTTTCTCAAGAGAATAGTTATTGCTTCCTCGGCAAGAACAGCGACGCCGGAGTTTCCTCTTGCAACTTCTTCAGCGTATTTTCTGTTTTCTGTTTGAAACAGAACTTTTGCGCCTTTTGTGTGAAGCAAGCTTGTTCCGTCTTTGTTTAGAACAACGTAGATTTTGTTACCGTTTTTTAATTTAAGTGCCATGGTTTTGATTTGGGTTTGGATTAACAGGTTTATTGATGACGACGTTTATGCAAACATAGCAATATGGTTTTTCTTTATAAAGAACAAACTCATTTTCTAGTTTTTCGACTTCACAAAAACTACAGGTTTCTGTTTTTAATTCTTTTTTCGGTGACTCATGTGGTCTTGCTTTGAACCTAGCAACGTCATAAACACTGATAAGTGTATCACAACAAGGACAGGTCATGTGGAACGATTGAATAAAGCTTGCCATTGTTTGAGTTATGTTGTGTGACATTCGGGACAAAAAGTTTGGGTTTCGTCTTTTTCGTTTTTAACTCGTTTCCAACCAAGCCAGTCGTAATGCTGGATTTTGTGACAATCTTGACAAGCGATTATTATTTTTTTGTCGACTAAGTTTTCACATTTTTCACATTCGTCTTTAAGACAAAAGTAAACGTGCATCAACTCGTCGTGGCGACTTTCTACTGAGTGGAAAAGACTAGGTTCAAAGTCTCTTCGTCCATGTTGTTCAGATGATGCGATACGTAGTACGTTTCGGTTTGGTTTTGGTTGTGTGCTCATTTTGTTTTTACACTATGTTTTAGTTCACCCCAAGAGGGGCCATATTTAGTTTCTACTCCAATCTTGACCCGAAGGCCATTGATTTCAAAAGGTTGGTCAAATGCTTCTTTGTTTAGTTCGGTAAAGAGTTCAAGCTGATCTTTGGGAAACATACCAAAAATTGCATCATGAATTGGAAGTCTTATGTCAACTATAAGGCTTCCATCTTTTCTTTTGTTTTTTGGGCTGTTGAAAAAATGAACTGCTGCACGATTGGTGATCCAAGTGGTGTTGAATTGTGGAGTAGAGGCAAGACATTCTTTTAGAGTGCCAGGAACAACGCCAAATTTAGTCGGACCAGATGGGTGAATTCGATTAAAAAATGAGCGTTTAAGTCCAGAAGCATAAGTAATTTTACCTGCTGATAGAAGCTGATTTGCAAAGTGCTTTTTTCTTTCAACTACACCGGGATAGCGTGAAGTGTAAAGATTGCGTAAAGCAGAACAAACTTTGATGTCTGTTAAAATTGCACTGCCGTTGGCTTTGTAAGTATCTCTAATAAGAAGCGACTGAACTGTAGGATCAGTCATATCGTAGTTTGTACCGTGTTGAATTCTTTTTGCAGTGATGTAAAATGGATGGTCTTTGGAAACTCTTTTTGTTGCCTCAAGTAAATCTTTTCTTGAAGCTTTTAGCCAATTTGCACCTTCTAAATAAGCAAGACATACAATTTTGGCTGGTTTTAACCCATAGGCAAAATCATCCCACATGGTTGGATCGCCAAGTAGATAACATTCTGCCGCAACGGTTACACCGTCTGCACCTTCAAGGTCGCTTTGGAAACACCATTGGTCGTCTGGGTTGTCAGGAATGAAAATGTAACGATAACGTGGGGTTGCAGTTTGTAAGTTGTAACCTTTGTTAAGCAAAGACTTTGAACAAGATGTACGAATCGTTTCAGTGCCAGCTGGGTTAAGGCTGCAACGAATGAAACCGTCATCGTCGATTGGAGCTTCTAAGGCTTCTAGTTCAGTGTCAACTGTTCTGATGGCTAGAAGGGTTCTGAGTAAAACCTCTTCTCCTGTTGGTTTTATTAACAGGTTTAACAAAGCAAGTTGATTGCAAGAAAGAGCAGTTTCGTCTTTATCTTTGTTGTATTGAGTCTGTTCCGGCAATCCCAAATCTTTGTACAAAAAGTCTTGCAGCTGGGCCGATGAGTTGATGTTAATCGCTAACCTTGACTGGAAGAAGATTTCACCAAAAAAGACAGTTGGTAATTTTTCACGAAGATTGGTTGTAAATAAATTTGCAAGAGTTTCAACTGCTTCTTGAAACGGTTTTTTGACACAAGAAACTAAAGCAAGCAAAGTCGTCGGACAAATGCTTTTCTTTAATCCCCAGTTTTTATGTAGCTTTTGCACTAAAGCTTTTTCAAGCGATGGGTGGTTGATAAGTTCAGCGCATTCATCACTTGTCAAAACGCCGAGAAGAAAGTAATAAAAACTTCTAAGATATCTTGCGTTTGTTACAGCTTTTTGTCTAGCTTGAGTGTTGAGTCTTATACCCTTCAACTGAACATAGACAACAAACTCACCAACTTTCAACATAAAAGCCATGAATTTCTTTTCATCCTCACTCATCATTGCTTGTTGAGCTTTAGCGACTTGCCAAGGGTAAATTGTGTCTCGACCTGCATATTGTAGTGTGTCTGTTCCAATTTGATGTTTCCAAGGCGGAACGTTAAGCCACAAAGAAACCACAAATCCAAGATTCATTTCAAACTCTGGATAAAGCATTCGCTGTGCATACATGGTGTCCCAGTACATTCCTTGAACTGCGATGCCGTGATTAAGTAGAACAGAACAATCATAAGTGTGATTGTGCATGATTTTTTTGATCTTTGGGTTTTGCAAAACCTTTGCAGAATACAACCAAAAAGCACACTCGTCTTCAATACACATTGAAGGCATGGTGTCGTTGTTGAGTCCAACAACCACTGCACGTCGACCGTTATCACAGAGTGAAAGAACAGTCATGTTATTCACATAACCTTCTATGTCAACACAAAGTAAAACCTCTTCATCTCTTTCAGCAGCTGAGATAAGTGATTCACAATAAACAATGTACTGGTCAATCGTCGGGTTCGTCAAGACTTGCGGAACTTCACACGAAAACGGACGAAGCACTTTTGACAAGTGAGTAGACATCACGATTCGGTCAGAATAAACTTTTCTGATGTGTTCAAAGTCGTAGGTAAAAAGAACTGTGAAATCAGCTAAAAGTGCACTTTGATTTCCTACCTCAAATTGAGTTCCAATAAAAGCTTTGGTTTGTACTTCACCTAAAGCTTTTTTTGCAAGCTTTAGACCCAAGATGATTACAAACCAATCTTTTGGATTGATTGTTTCAAAGATTTTTTTACTAAACAACAAATGTTCGTGCACAAAAATAACGTAAGTCCCAACGGGAAGTCGAGACATTACGTATTTTTTCTCTCCTTCTGACACATATTCGTCAGAGAAAACAACAACGTTTTTAGTCATTTGCTTTGGAATAAAATGCTGATTGAAGGTTGAAGTCTAGGTCGTGAAAAGCACAAGTGTACGTGACTTTTGGGCTTTGCACTTCGACTGGACCTAGCGGTTGGCCAAAACAAAATTTAACAGTAAAGGTAAGTACACCAATTTGAATTACAATTTTCTTTATCATAAAACTTGATCTGACAGAAGACCAAAATCTGCTGGTTCGTGAATGACTGATTGTTTGTTTTGAATTAGAATAAACAATTCAACCGCTTGTTGGAGTCGAAACTCTCCACGTGTATAGACATCAGGTTCGAGTTCAATACCATAGACATAAAATCCATGTTTTATTCCGGCAAAAACTATAGACCCTGTTCCTGCAAAAGGGTCAAGGATGAAAGCGTTTTTGGAGAAAAAATTTTCCAAAATCCACTTTGAAGCATCAATAGGTTTAGAAAAAGGGTGTTCAAAGTTATTTCTTGCCTGTCCCCATTCATGTGAAGTGTAAATCGAACTCGCCATCGGTTGCATGAGCGTTGCACCGGGTTTTCTGGCAACAAGTAGAAATTCATAGTTTTTAGTCGAATTCACATTTGCTTGTTGATTTCTGGCGTTAGGTTTCACCACAATCAAAGGCCAGCGTTGGACGTTGAAACCAGCGTTAACACATTCGTTTGCTAGAAAAATAAACTTTTCAGGATCACACCATTGAATGAAAAAACCCTTTGGACGGATGACGCGAAAAGCGAGGTGAGGTAAAATCTGTAAAGTTTTCAAAGCTTTTTCCTCGTCGTGGTTTTCGAGAATAGCGTTAAAGACTTCTGAGTGGCCAGGAACTGTGTTGGTTTGAGTTATATTATCAAGATCAATGCCGTAAGGTGGGTCGGTGTAAATTCCATCAATACACTCAACTGGCAAATCCGCTAACATTTTAAGCGAATCGCCTTGGGTGTAGCGGCGACCGACTACATTCATCGCTAAAGGTGGTTTGCGTTGTTGAGATTCAGTTGGAACCAATTTTGGCTTTGGCTGAGGTGCGGGTTCACTGTCGTCTAGAATGTGGTCAACTTCTATGATTTCTGGTTGAATAAGACCTGTTGCAATTTCAGTTTTTTCTGCATTCTCAACTGCCTCTTTAAGCGCATTGTTGGTTGTGTTGTTTGCACCGGGTGTGGGTTGGTTTGACTTTCTAAGAAAAAGCAATCTTTGCTCTGCTTTTAGTTCGATTTCTGCCAACATTGCTACCGTTCCGGCAGAAATTGACTCCGCTGTTGCTGCTGGAGAGTTTGGATTTTTTTCAATGTATTCAGCAAGTGGCAGAATTTGAGAAATACGACCACGGGTTTTGCCAACCCAATTGCCAAAGGTTTCGTGGGTCCATTTTTCGCCCTTCAAAGCACAAGCTCTTTTTTTAATTTTGAAAAGGTGCAAATAGCCAAGAATTTGTTCTTGCCAAGTTAAAGGCTCTCGACAAACATTTTCATCAATCTCCATTGCAATTTTTTGCTCTGGAGTTAAATCTTCTCTCTGAACACAAACGATTTCTTCCCAAGAAAGTTCTACTGCTGCAGTGTATCGACGACCACCACAAACAACTACATTGTCAGCAGTGATAACGATGGGTTGAATTTGACCGTGTTGAACAAGGGACTGTTTGAGGATATCTAGATTATCATAAAGTTTCCGCAGACGTGCGGAAAGCGTGAGGTCTTTAAGGCGTTTGGTAATAAGTTTCATTTTTATAGTTTGTTCTTTTTATTTTGTCTAAATGCTTCTAATTTTTTTTGCCATTGTGCTGGTGGCACAGTATCATGTATAAGCTGCAATTTTATTAGTAATTTTTGATAAGCTTTTGCATTTGGAAAAAAATTTTCAATTAAATTTGGACAAGACCTGTTTTCCATGTCGGGTTTGTAAAGTTTTTTTGGAATTAAACACCCAAAGGCACATTTTTTTCCACTTTTCGTTCTGTATTGACAGGTGTTTGTTTGTTTGTCTATTGCACGTTTGTTTTGTTTTAACAAATGTGCTGCAACAAATTCAAACACCTCTAAAGGAGAAAATTTGTTAATGTTTAGCAGTGTAATTCTTTTCATAAAAAAAAAAACAAAAAAAAAAGAGGGGGCACTTTGTATTTTTAGGTTTACAAAGTGCCCCCCAATTAGTTTATGTTTTAGCCCAAGAAGCTGTCGATTTGGTTCGACTCTTCGTAACCACCTTTAGCCGGGTTCAAACGAACCTTGACTTTTGTTCTCCGACCAGCACAGTTAGGCAAAGTGGACTTGTCCAGAACAATGTTGGGGTCTTTGAACACCGCGTTGGTGAACAGCTTCAAACGCCGCAGAATCTCGTTGCGAGAATAACGCGGTGTTTCTTGAATCGACAAACGCCAAGTACCGGGTAGCTTCTCATGAAAGCGACCGCAGTCATCGGTAACGTCGATAAACGAGTAGCTGACAACCAGCATCTTGTTGCCAGTTGTTTTCGCAATGGCAATTTCAGCTTTTTCAATATCAATCATTGCGATTGAATTGTCAGGCAACAACGGAGGACGAGTGGAAACACCAGTCAAGTCGATGGTTTCACCGTCAAACACCGAAGTGATGTCGGATGAAGTGTCGTCGACTGGAGCCTCGCCGTGGTGGTTTGGCACGTCTTGTGCACCCCAATCAGGTGCTGGTGCTGGTGTTGCTTCTGTTGTTGGGTTTTTCAGTTCGTCTTGCATTTTGTTGTTTTGTTTTTTGTTTTGTTTTGTTTGAAGGAATATCCTTCCTACTGGAGAGAAAAAACTTTCTCTCCAGTTTGGAAAAAGATTACGTCAAAGTGTCTTCGAGAGGAAGACCGAAGACTTGGGCTATGGTTTTATAATTAAACGTAATATCAGCTGGTACGTTTTGGTTTGTTGTACCAAGAGCTGCAAATTTATGCAACGGACGAGTACGCACTCGATACATCAGAGTTGGCGGCTTGCCGGGTTCTGTAGAAGGAACGTTTACGGTGTAACATTGCCAAACATTTTGAAACATTCCGCCGATGGAGTGTTTAAGTGCACCGCTGATTCCAATTTCGATTGCATCCAAACTACCGTCCTCTTTCAAACGATGGTTTTCGTGAGCATTGACTACAAGATATTTTCCTTGCCCACGGATTAGGTTAAACAACCCACGCATGAGAACTGAAAAAGGTCGCCATGACGCTTGGTCCATGAGTTTAACTCCAGCATTAACAAGCTTGGTTGTACCGTTGATTGTTAAATGATCTTGAAGCGCATTGCCTAGTTCGGTAAGTGAATCAATGCCAATAGTTTTGATTCTCGGGTCTTTGCAAGCAGCATCAATTTTTCTCACCGCATGTCGCCATCTTTCACTAACATCAACTGGATGGTCTTTGTCATCAGCAATGAGTCTGTCGTAAAAAAACTTTTTGTTCGGAAAGAAAGCTCTACCTGAGGAAAGTTTATCATCACAGTCGAGGATGTACAACCCTGGGAACTGCATGAGATTTACAGTTTTACCAGAAAAAGGCGGCCCTACCATGAGTAAACTAAACGGCTGAATTACTTCTTCTTTTGAGTCACGCATAGGTTGAAATGAATGGTTAGCTTGATTGTTAGTATTTGTTTGTCTTGTGGGTTTAGATTTGTTTGTTTAACAAAGGTTAAAATGAGTGGTAAAGTTACCGAAGCGTTTTGGTTTGTTTCTACAAAAAGTTGGTATAGACTCAAAACACTTTGACTCATAAATGAGTGTCAGTTACAAATAGATCAGGGTTGGTTATGGTTTTGAAGCTAGGGTTAGTTTTGCTGTGGCAAATTATTTTGAACTCACATTCACGTTTTCCGAATGAAGTGCATTGACTGAAATTGAGAATCGGTTCTTCGTTGAATCTGATGCGTTCAAAAAGTGCAATAAACTGTAATCTTACTAAACGAAAAGTGTTTTCAAAATAGGAATCAATTAAATGTGAAGGAACACCTAAAGAAATACCTTCAGTTTTAATTCTATCTTTCATTATAGAAATGATGTGAAGGTTAGTGCAAATGTGTTCCGGTGGGTTTGGATGCAAACCACGAACAAGTCCAGCATAACCTATTTGAGCAGGACTGTTCATGTAATCTGGCCAGACATATTCTGGTGATTTACTACTTGTTTTTATATCAAAAACATGCTTAACGCCAGGGTTTTGAGCATCTTGTACAACTGCGTCGAGTGTTCCAACATATTCAACTGGAATAAGTGTTTGAGGTTGAACAACTTTGTTTTTTACAAAATCAAAGAAAAGGATTGATGCAAAAAGAGATTCAAGTTCCAGATCAAGTTCACTCAAAACGATAGTACCAATTTCACAAGCAAGTGAACACTCAACCATTGGTTGGTCTTTTAAGTCTCTTGCAACTTCAAAAGGTAAAACTTTGTTCAATGTACTCGCGACGCGGCAAAAAGCATGAAAGTTTTTCTTGTCATTTTCAGTTCCAATCGGAACAAATGTTCTGAAAAGAGGTTCAAGAAACTCCATGTCACTGGAAATTTGACGAAGAAAATCCGGGTCTTTTGTCCAAGATAAAGTGAAAAGCGCATGAACAGCACTGCCGAAAGCTAGGTCAATGTTAAAACCTTGCGGTCGTTTTTTGAAAATCAAAGCATTTTCAAACTTTTGTTGACATGAAAGAGTCTCTATGTATGAGCCAGAGATTCTAAACTTTCCGTCGTAAAGAGGAATAACTGGCTTGCCGTTTAAGTCTATTACTACGTCATTAAAATGCTGATTTATTTCCTCTCTACTAATTCTAGGCGTAGTGCCGACTTCAATTTGTCTTGTAATATATTTTGACATAAAAAGCTAAAAAAGATTGTCAATTTCAGACTCACTGATTACCAGTGTTGCTTTAGGTTTTGTTGGCTTTTCTGGCGTTTCTTGTTTTGACAATTGACTGCGAATTGCCATTGGGTTTTTGCGCAGACTCCTGAGATTTGCTACATGGCTCATTAGTTGAGCCTCGTTCATTTGGAGTATGTCTTGACTTAACATCGCTGTCAGCGGTGTTGCTGGAAGAACTAAATCCTCGTTCGAGGTTTCTGGTGATGAGTTCTCTGAATTCACTTTTTGTTAAAGTGTTTGGTGTTTGGGTTGTGATGATTGTGAAAAATTCGACACAAAGTTCTTGCATGGAAGAACGTGATCGGTCGCGAGTTTGCATTGCCATCCAGATTGGAAATGGAATGTGAACGGTGATTTTGACATCGTTGGGTGTCATACGAAAAAAGCAGAAGAACCTATTTTGAGTACACTCAAACCTTGTTGTTCGTATTTGGTGATTTCTTCAACTGAAATTGAAGCTGGAATCTTCAATGGTGGAATGTTGTTGATTTGTAGTTCTTGCATTTGCAAGTAAAGTTCAACGGCTTTTTCAAATTGACTTTCACTGCCTAAAGGAAGATACATTGCAGATTCAAAAACTTTAATTTGTGGAAGTTCAAGTTGATGAACAGGTTCAGATTCTGATTTTTGAATCCTGCGGGGGCCAATTCTAACGTTGTTGCCTACTGAAGTAATTGTCAAATTACTGATAATTTGAATAGCTTCAAAGGTGAGCCAGTCGAGTTTTGGACGTTCAAAAACCAAATAATTTATTGCATTCCGCAGTGTGACTCGTGCTGTGTTGGCACTCATTTTCATTGGACGAAACACAAAATCATTTGGGTGTCGCTCGATAGCGCGCTGGATTGTGTCTGTCCAACGAGAAAGATTTTTGTCTTTGAAGTCCATTAGATTTCAACTGGAAACAAAGCAGCAAAAAGCTGCTCCCAGATTTTGGATAAACGGTAGAGATAGTTTTGAAGAAAAACACAACTTACAACTGTTACAAGCTCACTGTAACTACCTTCAAATTCTTGGTTGAAAGGAAAGGTTAAATTGTGATTGAAATCTGTTTTAAGTTCATGTACATGAAGTTTAACTTCACATTCATGCCTACCGCGATTTTCATCTTCAAATACACTTGCACTTAGTTCTTCTGGTTCAGCTGCAGAAAACCAAGATGGAACTAAAGTATAAACAAGTTTGTCTTTTGTTTGAGACAACTTACTGAAAAGAACAGAAAAAGGATAAGTTTCACCAAACCAAACATCTGTATCCGCTGCCTCACCGTTTCTAAGATTTTCTAAAAAAATAGAAACATCCATAAAAGCAGCTTCAACCGCGTCGAAAGGGTTTAGGGAGAAACAAGAAAACTCGGGTTTCCAATTTCGCCTATCAAAAACTGTAGCTTGAAACATTCCTGTTTCTTCACTGCGCCTAAGACTAAACTTAAACAAAAACGGAATTTGCAAATCAACCAAAGCTTGACCGATTATTTGTTGAATAATCGGAGCATAAGGAAGAGTTTTGTATTCCATCATATCTTTTTCTTCTTTAGGAAGAAAAGTTGGGTCGCCTGATGGTCTATTTATAACTTTGAAAAACTCATTATTTAATAAGTTTCTAATTACTGTATCATTATCCGCCTCGTCGAAAGCAAATTGAAACGGGTCGGTCTGACTTGTTCTGAATTTCATTTATCTTGGGTGATGTTGGTTTGGTTTTTTGTTTGAAACAAAAGTTTGAGTAAAAGATCATCAAGGTTTTGTTGATTTTCTGATGCCCACGCAAGTGTGAGTTGCATTAACCTTGCAAAAAGCAGTGCTCTTTGTTCTGAAGTTCCTTTTTCTTCTAAGATCAACCATGTCACTTCCTCAAAGGAAAAACGCCAAAATTCGGAGAAACTAAGTTCTGTATCACTTGCTTCTGCGAGAATTGAATGTTTTGCGATTGGAGCTAGTAACATGGCTGGGGTTAGAGTAAAAAGAAAAAGCAGAGAGTGGAGGGTTAGTCCACTCTCTGCTAAGTTTGTTAGTCGGTCAGGCTGTCGAGCAATGCAGCCTCGCGTTGGAGTTTCTCAATGTGCCATTGGTTGAGCTTGGACGCGATTTCGTCCGCAGACCAAGGATTTCCAGCAGGATTGAGTGCACCGGCCTTGACACAGAATTTTGCCAAACGAGTCTCGTCATCCAGCACAAGTTGTGCATGGTTTCTGAAGACTTGCGGCACTTCGGATTTCCGAGGCTGACGCAATGCTTCGACCCGGAAGCAAACTTCTTCCGCGCCGTCGGCCATGAACTTGGCGAGTGCTGGTGCGAAGTACTGAATTGTAACTTCAGTACCGTTGTTTTGTTCTGTCAATTGTGCAAGAACACGGTTGATGTACTCTTGCGGCTTCTCCGTGTATTTAATTACGGGTTGACCGTCGCGACCGGTTTTGCCGGTCGGAGTCGAAAGCCGTTTGATGCCGGTTTCTGACTCAATAGTTTCGATAACAACGTTGCGAGCGTCGTTGAGTACAGAGTGATAGACGGTTTTATCAACCGCTGCACTCAAGATTGGAGAAAAACCCGTTTCCGGGTCTTTTTTGTGTCCTCCCAATTCGTTGAAATAGTCCTCTGTGGACGGCACTCTGACATTCCAGTCTATTCCAAAGACTGAGTATGACAGAATGATTGATGTTGCGTGTACTAATGGCATGTTGTTTTTTGTTTTGTTTTGTTGTTTTGTTAATGGAGTTAAAACTCCCTGCTGGAGAGAAAGGAAGTTGAGTTTTTCTTTCTCCCCAGAGTGGGAATTTTATGGATGTTTCATGTTTTTTGTTCCTTTCCAACGCTTTACGGATGGCCCCGGAACAAGAAAGTGAGAGTTGAGGTTATTAGAAAAATAAGCTAATGAATTTACTTAAAGTTAGAAGTAAAGATATACTTAAAACTGTGAAAAACAAACAAACCAAAAAGTGGTAAATTGTTTTCACGGCATTTTGACAAAGTCTAACTTTAAGCAATGTGGCGGTTCGATTACAGGTTTGTCTGGACCTGCATCAAAACGATAGTCGGTTTGAAACTCAAACATCGCATAAGCGAACAAAAGCATTGCAACCGAAGGTGGAAATTCAGCGTAGTATTCTGAAGTTGGGTTTACTGTTTTTTGCAAATAAGCAATAAACAACAAGCTTTGCCATGAAACTGTACTAACAGTTATGTGGATGTTTTTGTTAAAAAACGCAAAGGCTTTTGGTGACAACGCACCATGATTAGTTGTGCAAGTGTGACAGAAAAGGGCAAATGCTGTAAAGAATGTTGTCATTCCACGTTTGGTTTCTTCAGTCACAGTTTCTCGCGAGCCGGTGAGAATTGCATTTAGCTTTTCAATCTCGTCGTCGGTCAAATTGTTGTCTGGTTTCCAAGTTGGTTTCATCATTTTGTCCAAAACTGAACAAAAAGCAAGAACACTTGTTGAACGTTTTGCCACATAAAACGGTGACCAATGAAAAAACGTAGTCGGTGCGACACTAAAAAATAAAGATTCTTCGTGTAGGTTTAATGAATGAATAAATTCTTCATTAGGAACTTTTTGTGCGACTTCGTGAGTTATTGTTGAACGAAGTTTCTCCGGAACTTGTAGTGCAATTTCCATTTTCACTAACGTTGCTGTGATCAAAGCCTCAATCCCGTCACGCACGGTTGTTGCTAAAGTTCTTTTCAGCACCATTTCAGGGTCGCCGAAAAAATAAAGCAAAAGAGCGTGAGAAAACAAAAGAACCGCAGGTCCACCTGGGAACATGCCGATTTCTTTGCCATCTAAATAAAGTGCTGGATCAGCGTCAACTAAAATATCCAGCATTACCGCAATGTCACGCGGTGAAGGCTGGACAGAGTTTTGAGCGTAGTGGTCCAAGTGTGGAAGAATCAGGTTGTTGAAGGTTTCAACCATTTCGCACTTGATCAATGGATTTTTTATATTCTGTGAATAATTACTAAAAATCTCAACAACATCACGCCAGTTGCTTTCGCAGTCGTGGTTGATGTATTTCAAAACCACAGTTGCTTCATTTGCAATGCGGTCGAAAAAACCACAAGCGGGAACCGGCGCAATGAAGTCGTTTGTTGTTTCGAGTAAAAGCTGAGTTGCTGTTTGCAGCAACGCGCTAAAACTTTTCACACGTTTAATTGAAGGTTGCTCGGGGTGAGCAGGGATACTTTGTCGCTGTATTTGCGAAAGAGTTTTACTTGAATGTATGGTCATTTTTTTTTTTATTTTTGTTGTCTTGATTGTTTAACTGCTGAGGCCATAAGAACTACCAATGCAGATTCAAAAGCCTCTTGGAAGTCAGTGTAAATTAAATTTTCAAACGGTGTCGTTGGTTTTTCAGGGTTTTCAATGACAAAAAATAATTTATTGTCAACTTCAGCTGAATAGATGTTACAAATTACATTTACTTTGTCTTTTGAAAAAACTGACAAAGTTTTATATGCTTTGCCTTGTTGGATGATTTGAGAGGCAAAAAAACCAGCAAGTTTTTGGTCAATTTCCAGCATTGTAAATAATTTTTTTTAGAGTTGGACGTTATCTTCGTTAAGTTCTTCTTCGGTGTAGTGTTCAGTTTTATTTAATTGTTCTTCGATTTTTTTATAAATCAAAGCTTGTGCGGCTTGGTAGACTTCGACTAATGAGTTGTAAACTTTCCCGTCAAGACTAAGGGAAATTAAACCAAAACCATTAGCAAATGCATAAAAAGCGGTAACGCCGGTGACTATAACTTTGACATGACATGCAAAGTTGATTTTTACATCGTCGAGTGTGACACAAACTTGACCGATGAGGTCGCCTTTGGTGCAGATGTAATTTGCGAAGTCTCGTTCTTGTTGTGGGTTCATTTTTTTTTTAATTTTTTAGTGAATCAAACCTTCAGTACTTTGCAAAGCTTTGAACGCGGCGGAAAGTGCGTCTTCAGGATGCAAGAACAATTCTGGCACAAGCATTTCATTTTCGTCAAAAGGATGGGTAATGACGAAAAAAGCGGTTTTGTAAAAATAAGCAATTTTAATTTTAACAACATGTCGCGTTTCTTCTTCTTTGGTGAGAATGATTTCACCATAGGTTGTGCCTTCTGCAATGACTGTAGAAGTGAGGACTTGGATGGCTGTAGGTTTCATGTTTTTTTTTTTCTTGGGTTTTTGTTTTTTTAAGTGGAGATAAACTCTCCCTACTGGAGAGAAACTTTTATTTGTTTCTCTCCAGTTTGGGAAAACTTAGATTTTCACCAAAGCAAAATACTTTGCTTGTTCGTATTTGGAATAATAGTTTGAAGTACCAACACCTTCATAAACAACGTCGCAGGTTGAAAGAAAGTTTTCATGTGCTTCAAAAGTGTCAAACAAATAAAGTTCAAGTACATTGGGATCAAAAATTAACCAATGTAAAACTTTTACACCATCTGTTTGTTTTTGTTCGCGAAGAAAAACCGCACCAAAACCTTGGCTCCTTAAACCGTGAATCTGATTTGGAGTCAACATTGCTGTTGTTTTATTATCAACAACAAGTCGAAGTAGAACGTTGTCGATTGTTTCCCACCATTTTGGAATTTCTTGAGGAAAGATTGTGGTTGGGATTGACCACGGAAATTCAGAACGAGTTTTGATTTTGGTCAAATCGTGGTTTTCAATTTCAACAAGAAAGAAATCAATAACAATTAAAGGTTTTTCCGGATCGGTTGTTAAACGATTGGAAAGATAGGTTCTTTTTGTTTCAAGAACTTTACAATGTTTAAGTACTTCAGTCGAAGGATTCTGCAACCAGATTATAGTTTTCATTTTTTTTTTTACTTTTTAATTTGTTTAACAATTCCAAGTTTGTACAATTGTTCCTCGAAGAAAGAATCGTTTTCTGTTTTGTTTCTACCGTAAAGTGCACCAGCGATTTGCTGTGCATCTTTGGGAAGAAGTTCTGGCGGAGTGTTCACTGGCACGCCGAAGCATCGGTCGTTCCACCATTCAAATTTGTCGTAAGAGTGTAGAAGTGGTGAAAAAAAGAACGGTACACGAGAAGCAGTGACCGAGCCAAGCCACCATGCCATTTGACGTGGAGAAAGCGGGTCTTGGTAATTTTTCACCATAGTCTGTGAAACAAGATAACGTTCACTTGAACGCGTACGTGCACAAAAAGCTATGGTGATTTTACAACGAATTTTGTGCAACTGAATGATATCAATCAAAGTCATAAGCTTGATTGCACTATCACGAATAGTTGAAGAATCGTTGGAACAACTCATTGCACGGTCGATATAGAAGTGGACCATTTTGTTTCCACCTTTTTCTCGCCGAGAATCACAAACCTTAAAATAAGGTTCAGCGTCGTTGTCAATAACTCTGCCAACATCATACAAATCTTGTGCCTCGTCGGTGAAAACGTATTTTTTTGCCATTCCGAATTTTTTCTTGGCATCGAGAGTGAACGAAGTATTTGTCGGTAACTCCATCCCTTTGATTGCTTGGGCTTCAAAAGAGTCGATTGTGGCAGTTTCGAGAAAACTTTCACTTCCAAGCATGAACAAATTTTGACTAATACGTTTTTCTTCGCGCATTAGACCGATAAGATGAGTGCGAGAACGGAATTCAATCCGTTCAAAAGTTTTTTCGTTTTTGTAAAATTCGGTGAACATAAAAGTTAGCCTAGAAGTGAATCAAGGTTGACGTTGTTGCCGCGTTTGCTTTTTTCCGGCGGACGCGGTGGATTTTGATAAGCAGGTTCATTGTAACGATTGGATGTAGGTTGAACCACAGGTGTCGGTGATTGATTAACACCAAGTACAACTAAAAACTGATTCAACTCTTTCGTTAAAGCTTTCCAATCATCATCACAAGTGCCGCGACGGATGAAAATGTTAAGCATCCAAGACAAAGGAAGGTCGGCGCAAAGCTTTGCACCGGCGATTGCGGCGCGAGGTGTGATGAGAATGCGAAGTTGAAGTCTTTGTGCTTCCTCCATGAGAAAGTGAACTATTTCAGTCCACTCTTCAGCATTAACTTTTTTGCCGGTGATATCTAAGATGTTCTTTTTGTCTTGCCGATATTTTCCGGTGGTTAAGAACCACGTCAAACCGTAGTCATAAGGCCAAGCTAAGTAGCCAAAGCGATCAAGCGTAGCAGCGTCGAGTTGTTGTGAACCAACATATTGTGCGTCGGCGCCGTTGCCGTCGGTGTTGCCACCGGCGATGAAACGAAAGTTTGGGTGCTTTCTCACCTGACGGTCAGGGAATTCACAAAGTTCACCAGCTAGGGCTGAGTTGAAAACTGCCACAACACCTGCTCCGCCTTTGTCGAGTTCGTCGGCGAGGTAGATGCCACCATGCTCCCAACATGAGCGAAAGCCGGAAGGTCGATATTCTCCTGATGGTGGAAGAACACCAAGAATATCGGATTTGGAAGTTTGGTCGCAAACAGAAAGAAAACGAAATTGAACTCCCATTTCTTTGGCCAATTTTTCGCTGACGGTGGTTTTGCCACCACCAGCTGGACCGACGAGGTAGACGTTTTGTTTTTTTGCGAGCAAAATTCTCACCACAGGGGTGAGAAAATGTTCTGGAGCTTTTTGTTCAACCTCGATTTGTTTTTCCACTTTCTCCGGCTCAGGAAGTTGAACAGAAGCGTTGACTTCTTTGTTCATGCGGTGCTTCACCGTCGCGGTGCGCAACAGCGCGCGGATTTGTGCGGCGGTGAGGTTTTTGATCTGGTCTGGATGCAGGTCAACCCATTTTCTGGAGACATAAAATTGAAGATGGTCGACGAGAGAAAAATAGGAAGTGTTTCCTACTTTAGTCACCGTGCTCAACGCAAGCACTTCAATCATTGCCACCCCAGTTGTAGTGCCGGGGATGATTTCAATTGAGATTTCTTTAGACATGATGGATTTTCTTTCTTTTGGTTTTTTTTTTGTTTTAGTCAAACAAAGCATCAAGATCAATTGATTGTTCTGGCTTTGCAGTCAACTTTGGCGAAGACTTGGATTTCGCCTTCGGCGCTGATTTTGTTTCTTTCTCAGGTTTTTCTTCTTCACAAATAGGTTCAAGGCTGCCATTGGACACAACTTCCCAGCGATCGCAAGCTGGAAAATGCACGAAAGAATGAATGTCGGATTCGAGATATTGAACCGCGGTGCCAAGCTTTAGCATTGAGTTAACCTGCATCGCCCTAAGCGATCCAACTCGCCATAGATGGCGTGGGGCGTAAGTTTGAAATTTGAATTGCCCCAACAAAAGGTCGACATTGATCTCGCCGCCGGCGTGGATGAAAGAGTTCAAAGACGAGGTTTTTGTTTCACTTGAACTTCTCAGAGGAAGATAGGAAAAACTAAGATGAATTTCTGCTCCCCAGAAGGTGACGGCGTTGGCGAAAGTTTCATCTTCCCAAGCTGCAAAAAGAGAAGCTTCAAAGTCGATGTTTTCGATGCCGAAAGAAGTGGGAGAAGCCTTCCACTTTACAGGGATTTCCAAAAGTTTGGGCTTTTCAATTGGAAAAGCTGAAGAAAAATTGGCAAGAAAAGATTGCATTCTCTTTTTGCAAAGCTCAGCAACAAGTGGATTTTCACGTGATAAGTAGAATTCATTCATAATGGTTTTGTTTTGGTTTTGGTTTCTTTCTGAGTGGAAAGCGTTCTCGCTTCGCGAGGCTGTTTTCCGAGGCTATACGAAAGAGGCTGGAATAAGGAAGTGGAAGTTTGGGTTAACTGCGAAAACAAAGAACGCCTTTGGCGTTGGGGAACATGGAAGCTCTACTGTCATTGCTACAAAATGGGGGGGGGTGGGTGTATAGTATATAAATAAAAAAAAAAAAAAAAAAATAAATTACTGGGGGGGGGGGGGGCGCGGGGGGGGGTGGA